TACACCTTCTTGAAGGCCGCGCCTGACAACCCCAAGCTGTACAGCATCCGCTCATGTTCTGGCCGATACTCAACCATTACTTCAGTCAACTGATAGTTCATGTCATCACGAACACGCTCAGCGGCTTCTTCTTTCAACTTGTCAACTGCACCGACAACTTGAGTCTTGACTGGCCCCGCAGCGGGGAAAGTCTCGGTAATCATCTCCGCTTGGAAGCGGATAGCCGCTTCAGTTAGCAGCGTAGAGTAGACCCCACACGCGCCGTTCCAAGGCTCAGTACGCTCCTCGTACTTCATCCCCAGCACTTCCAAGCCCTTGACGAACGCATCTACCCAGTCTTTGCGGCTGTTAATGTCTGTCTCAACGAGGTCAAGCAACTCTGACCCAAGTGACTGCAACTCGCCCTGTGTCATGTCTTCGGCTAGGTTAGCGTCAAACTCTTCGGCTCCGTCCCCAGACTCAATGTTGATTTCTGCCCCGCCCATGTTGATGTTGACTGACTCTGGGTCTTCAATCTCGATCTCAATGCCACCGTCCATACCCTCTTCAGGGTCAAAAGGTAAAGCTGCTTTGTCAAAGTTTGTAGCCATCATTTACCCTTAAGTGTCGCTCGATTGGTCTTGGGATTGTACTTAAACGCTTTTGGCGAGTGCTTTTCCCGTTTACTAGCTCTATCTATAGCCCGTTCTTCAGCAGTCATCACGTTCCTAGCCTGACCCGCAGCAGTCAAATTCCCGTGCGCGTCCATCTGCCCGCGATGCTGAAGTATCTTAATTGCCGTTTCCCTGTTGCCTACCTGGGCAGTGAGCCTATCAACAAGCTGTCCTGACCCCATAAACTTCTGAGTTTCTGACATATGTGCCTTAATAGTAAGCAGCCTTGTGGCTACTTTTAAAGAACCGTTGCTCTTCAGGCTCATCTGAAGGAAGTCTAATGAACCCACCCTGCCTAAACCGAAGCAAGGCTTGAGTCGTTGAGTCCACCAAGTCGTCGTTAACGCCGCTAGGAAAGTCGTTGCATTCTTCAATAACTTCCCTGGCCCACCTGTTCCCAGGTGCCCACACTATACCAGAAGAAAACAAATCGGATACGGCATTGACCCTAGATATCTTGTCTTGCCCTTTGCCAGGGGTGAACTCACCTACCGGGATACCCATCCTCCGCAGTTCCTGATATAGGGCAGCGCCGTTTGACTTTTTCTCTACAATAAATGCGTCAGGCTCCCACTCTTTATACTCTTCCAATACTAGCTTTTTTAGCTCTGGAAACTCAAGCCGACGCTTGATAGCATTAAGTAAGATAATATTATAGTTCTTGGTTTCCTCATTAAAGAAAACCCCCCAGGTAGTTAATGCGTTGTAGTCAGCCCGATTATTAGCTTCCTGCGCCGCATCCAAAGACATAATAATAAACTCGCACTTAGGCGGGTCATCGTGTTCCCAATCCTGCCACCACTCCCGCTTAATAAGAGCGCCTTGTTCCGCAGTAGGCTGCTGCATGTACTGGGCCTGCCAGTACCGGGGGTCCATACTTGCCTTCTTAGCAAGCAACTCTTCAAGCGACCAGAACTCACCCCAAAGCGGTTTGTTGTTTAGGATGGCAGGGAATTCAACCACTTCCCAAGGCTCGCTACCCTCATCCCTAGCCATCTGAGTGATCAAATGCCCAGTTAAATCAAGCTTTGACCAGCGCGTCATCACAACAATGATTGCACCACCCGGCATAAGCCGTTGAATTGGGCCTGATTGAAACCATTCCCAGGCAGGCTCAAACACATCCGCTCGCCCTAGTTTGGCATCTTGCTCCGAATGTGGGTCATCAATTATGAATAAATCAGCACCACGACCAGCCAAAGCACCACCGACACCGATAGCAAAATACTCACCATTGAAGTTTGTACCCCATCTAGACGCCGATTTTGAGTCAGCTTGAAGCTCTACCTGCGGAAAAACGTCTTTGTACGGGTCAGAACTGACCAGATTTCGCACCCTGCGGCCAAAATTTACAGCCAAATCCGCCGTATGGGAGGCCATAATGACCTTTTTATGGGGATATTTGCCCAAAAACCATGCAGGGGCGAGGTAACTTATCAATTCTGACTTCCCATGACGGGGAGCGATGTTGACAATCACCCGTTTCTTCTTACCGGCAGCAATATCTTCAAAAATGTGGGCTAGTCGGCGGTGGTGGGGGCCAACTTTGTACCCAGGATACACGTGGGACGCGAAATCCAGCAGGTTATCCCTAGAAGATGTCTGGACATAGTCGGTTTCCCACCGCTTAAGCAACTCAAGGGTCTTCCTTTTGTCGCTATCGGGCATCAACGGCAGCGCAGCCTTAAGCTGCACGATCTGTTCAGGAGCTAAGCTCGTCAACCTCGTCCTCCTGGGTTACAACTTCAACCATAGGAACGTCAATTGTGCGTTGCTCAAGCTTTGCAATGGTGGCAAGCAGTTCTGCTTCCACTTCCTCAATGGACTGCTGCTTAATAGTGATCTCGGTGCGCTTCTTGAACGCATCAACGCCATCAACTTCGCCCAAAGACTTCAAGGCGGTGAGCCTTACCTTGCCGTCTGGGTGGTTGGTTTCCTCGATCAGCCTATTAACTACGTACCGCTTCAAGTCGGCAAGTTCTTGCACAACGAGGGTGTCGTATTGGGAAACCAAGCCCGCTAGGTAGGCAATGGTTTCATTAGGGTAAATAGCCATATCCGGGCGGATGGGGCCGTTTTTGATCAAGTCACCAGCTAAAGCAGTAGCTGCCGTTCTGTCGTCTTCGCCGGGGTCTATGGGGGAGCCGGTTAGGTCAGCGAGCAGCTTAATGGTATTCGCCCGCATGTCCAGTTCTTCCCTCATTGAAAGCTCTGGTAGAGCTTCGCGAGCGGATATAGGCAGGGGAACGTTCTGTTCTAGTTCAGGGTAGTAGGAGTCCATAGGGTAGGCGCACTAAGGAATGGGGTTATCTTATAGGAAGGAGGTAGGGGTGTCAATGGGGGGGTGTTGTATATATGAGGGGGGTGGGGTTGAATAAGTACAGTTTTAGAGGGGGGTGGGGGGTAGTTGGGGGAAAAACTAGGATGGTTTGTGTTCGTTAAGGGGTCTGGGGTGTGCGGGAGTCCCGAAGGCCACAGCGGGGGATGGGAGGCCGGTGGGGTCGCTTCCCGTCAAAACTTGCGTATGTCAGCGGCTTAGGGTACAAGGGATACATCAGCAGCGATGATGCTGTTGTGTAACGGAGAGAGTCATGGTTACATACAAGAAGGTTGGCGGCTTGCACTTCTTCAAGTGCGGCCGGTATGGTGCTAGCTTCTATGCTAGCAAACGCAAGCAACACTACAAACCAGAGCGTGCAGTGTGGCGCGATGCATCGGGTTGTAGTGTTGGCGACTATGCGATGGCTTGCTGCATCGGTCTTACCATCGCTTGGTTCTTGTTCTACGGTCTGTAAACCGAGGGGGCTTCGGCCCCCTCACTTAGGGGAACGATATGGTTGGATCATCACTTGGGCAGCGTCTGAGAGACGCCGCCGCCGCCCACGCCGCCAAGCGGCGGTGCGGTGAGTTTGAATCACAGGCGCAAGCCTGTGATTGGTTGGAGCAACGCGGTGTGGAAGTTGACACCGCACTTGCGGCGGACCTGCTCTTCGGCGGTTACGCCGAGGGAATAGGGAAGTGGGGTGAAACCTACACCGCTACGATCAAGCAGCGGGTCCAGATAGAGTGGACAGCGGAGAACATGCGCCGACTCTACGGTGACGCAGCGCCTAGTCATTGTGTGTACAACCTGATGCTGCATGATCGGGGCACAGTGGGTTGGGACTACTGGCTAGCGGTAGGCAAGTTGTTGTGACAGCGGCAGGGGCTTCGGCCCCTGCCCTTTTTTTGGCCCACCGTTTTTGATACCAGTTATTTTTCGTCGGGCGCGTCCCAGCGCGTGCAAGCGCGCGAGGCATTGGCTTCCCGTCAGAATTTGCAGTATAACCTGGTTTAGGGTATAAACGAATCACCTGGACGGCATTTTGACTGTTCAGGATTTTTGGGAAGCATCATGAAAGTTTGTTTCAAGGATGTGCCACC